TCAGTGTGAGCGTCGTTGCCGTGCTCCTCCGGAGTGAACGTACTCGGGACGCTTGCAAGATCACTGTAATTCCCAGAGAATGTGTCTGAAGAGGTGACGTAATCCTCAGTGTGAGCGTCGTTGCCGTGCTCTCCAACCCCCTCGAGTTCGCCGTTCTCGTACAATTCTCGGATTTTAGCGTTGGTTGTTGTCATCTTCGATCACCACATTAGGCCGAGAGCGGGTCAGCAAGGCCGGTGATGAGCGTCCCGGCCTGCATTTCCTTGATCTGGAAGTCCATCTGTCCTTCGAGCCAGTTACGCGAGTGGAGCCGGTCCTCGTGAACCTTGTCCGTGTCGGTCGTCTGGTCGAGTTCCATGCCCTCGAACAGCCCGTATGCGAGGTTGTCGGGGTCGATGAACATGCCGTACTCAGTCGGCCAGCCGTTGACGCCGACGATGTCGTACGAGAACGGCGTCAGGTCGGAGTCGCCGAAGATGACTGCGCTGCCGAGCGGGTCCTCGCGCTCGGTGAGGTCCATCGCGTACTGCTGGACATGGTCGGGGTTCAGCAGGAACACCGTCGAGTCGGTGTCGCGGTACCGCGAGTCCAGCGTCTGAATGGACCTGTTGAAGACGCTCGTGTCGATCGCCTGTGCGTTGCCACTGCCGTCGGTGTTGTCGACCTCCGGCATGGACCCCGCGTCGGCGGTGGCCGTGTCCTCGAGGCCGAGGCGGGTGCTGTCGCCAGCGTCGTCGACGCTCTGCGAGTCGCCTTCGGCGCGGGCGATCCAACCGTCCCACGTCGAGTCGAGCGCTGCAGCGCCGCCGATCGACTGCAGGTTGCCGCTCGAGGCCCCGGCGCGCATCCCGATCAGGGCGGCGTCGTTGGCCCACCGCTCGACGAACTGGTCGACGATGTAGTCGCCGAACTGTTCGGGCCCGTAGTGGGTGTTCTTCAGGGCGTCGCGAAGCGGCTCGACGAGGATGTAGTAGGACTTGTCTGTCGCGTTGAACTTGACGTGCCCCGACTCCGCATCGGACGAGGACGTCCGGCTGCCCTCCTCGTCGCGCGTGCTGCCCGAGAGCATCGGGACACCGAACTGCGGAACTTCCTGTTCGAGTCGCTCGAGCGTCATGGTGTCGGACCGCCCGAGGAGATCGTTCGACTTCTGCACTCGCTCGAGGAACTCTTCGGTGACGTCACTCGGCAGCTGGAAGCCGTCGAGTTCAGCCAGGCCGACATCCTTCTGCGCCGCGCCGGCGAGTTGATTCTGCTGTCGGACTACGTCGATAGTGTTGGAACTCATGATAGATTCCCTCGTTAGGAGAGGGCCCCACCGAGGGCCTTCAGACCGCCTTCGTCGTCTCCACCGTCTTCGCCCTCGCCAGCCGCGGCCTCGAGTTGCGTCGAGACGCCGGACTGCTGGGTGATCGTGTCGAGGCGCTGCTCAACCTCGTCCACACGGGCAGCCTTCTCGTTGAGGTTCTCGATCGCTTCCGCGACGCTGACGTCGTCGTCGGCTCCGAGGACTGCCTTCGCGGCGTCCTCGCGGACCTCGTACGTCTCGCCGTCGATTTCGATCTCTGCGGTCTTTGCCTCCGGCCCCGTGAGGGACTCGGTGAGGTTCTCAACCGCCTGCGTCAGGTCGTTGATCTGTTCTGCGTTCTGCTCAGCGAGGGACTTGTCGTCGTCCTCGCCGTCGGGGTTGTCAGTCATGTCTGAGTCTTTGTCGTCCGGCGTGTCGCCGCCGGCGGCGTTGTTGATCGGCGATACGTCTGTCTCCTCGTCGTCCTCGTCGGGGTCGTCGAACTCGCGGGCATCGTGCTCAGAGAGGTCGAAGTCGACGCCGTCCTGGTCAGTGAATCGGGTCATGCCGTGCTCGACGCCGGCGTCCTGCAGGATGTCGAGATTCGCGTCGACCGCCGCCATCGCCGACTCACGGTTCGAACTCGAGAGGGTGCGCCCCTCCTTGGCGGTGCCTCGGGGATCGGTGTCGGGTGTCTCCGAGATGTTCGCACTGCCGTCGCCAGTGAACGCGTCCACTGCAGCCTTGCCGATCCGCTCGAGGAACGACATCTTTCCCGGCTCACTCGAGCCCTCGGCTTCGACCGCCTCGCTCATCACGTCCCAGAGGCGTTCGGCGTCGTCCTCGGACCAGTCCGGGTTCCGCGCCAGCGCCTCCTCGACGAACCCGTCGCGGTCGCCGAGGTAGTCGCCCAGACGCTTCTCCGTGGCTGTTTTGGTCTCGAGGATCTGGGCGTCGGGGACGGCAGGCACGTCTACCGCTGAAACTTCTCTGATAAGTCCTGAGACGAGTTCCCAGACGAGCGCTTCGTCGGGGATCCCGTCCGGAACTTCGATGTCGTCGACGTCGCCCTGTTCGTGCGGGCCGTTCCAGTCGACCTGAATCGCGCCGATTGAGTAGCCCGCGAGGAGGCCGTCATCAACGACCGACCAGAGGCCGTCGTCGTTGAAGCGCCACTCTTGGACCCACGCGCCGGCCTCGACGGTCTGGCCGCCGATCTCCTCAGCCTCGTCGAGAACTTCGCTGCGCTCGAGTTCCATCCAGCCATCTGGGAAAACCGAGTGCATGATCCCGCCGCCCGCTTCGTCGGCGTCGTAGAACGCCTGGAACTGATCTGCGAACTCGCGGATGGTCTCCTCGCGAGCAAAGTCGTTCTGGAGATCGACTTTGTCTGGCACCATCACGATGCCGGCGGCGATCTGCTCGTCCGCGTCTTTCGAGGTGAACGGGACGTCCTTGCGGAACTGCTCGCCGCCTGCTTTCGTTACTGGGGGCATGTCTCAGCCCTCGTCATCTTCGTCGTCGTCGGCGTCCGCGTCGGCGTCCTTGAGTTGCCGGGCTCGACCGGTGGAGAGGACGCCACGCTTCTCGCCGCGCTCTTTGTTGCTGTTTTTACTCATAGTCACAATGCCCGGTCGAGCCTTTCGTCCAGGGGAGTCGGGGCGCTCCCTGGGTCATCGGCAGTGTCGCTAAACTTCGGAGACGTCGCCCTCGTGGACGTACACGAGGATGTCAGTCTCGGATGCCATCACGCAAACCTCGAATCGAGATGGGCGCTATGGAGCGAGGTGTGCGCTCCGACAGACTTGGCCTCGGCATACTCCGAATCGCATACCGGGCAGGTATCTGGTTCGTACATAGTCAGATCGAAGGAATGTCGTCCGGCTCCTCACCAGGCTCGGGTGCTGGCCCTTCCGGAAGCCTGGNTCGTGATTTCTACATACCCATAACTGAGGCGAATATTATCATAATGGTATGAGCCAGCGCTCGAAGCGCTGGTCAGACTGGACCACTCTGATTCGGGGACGTCGACGTATGCGTACAGGCTGCTCTGGCCTTCGTCCCGTAGGAACGACAGGGATAGCTCCTGGTCATCGTGATCGTAGAGTCCCTCGTCCAGATTTGAACTCGAGAACTGTGTCTGATCGATCTGCTTGGTCGCGAGTTCAGGTTCGACGTCGGCCCAGTCGCGCTCGCCGATCTTGTTGGACTCCGGCGGCAGTTGGGCGTCGACGTCGTCGGGTGGCTCGCCCGGTTGATCATCGGGCTGACCGGTCGGGGCACCACCGCCGATGTCGGCGACGAGCGTGTCACCGTCGATCGGGTGGTCATCGTCGAGCGGTTCCTCGCCGATCATTTCGAGGGCCCGGTTGACCGGGATTGCCCCGTTGACTGCGTTGATCTTCCGGCGGGCGACTTCGGCGTCCTCCTTGGGCTGGTCGGCCCCACGGAGCTCGAACTCGAGGGTCCAATCACGAACATCGAACGCTTGCTGGTGTAGAGTCTTGTAGAGGCGCTGTGCGAACTTGTGCTGCTCTGGTTGGATGACCTCGAATGCGAAGTCCCGGTCCTGTTGGTCGGAGTTCGAGTAGTTCGCCGATTCGGTGTTCCCGATCTTGATTGGCGGGACCTCCAGCACCTTCGCGATCTCCGCTTCGTTCTTCTCTCGGAAGGCCTCGAACGACATCTCCTCGCTGATGCCCTGCCCCAGTGGTTCGAGTTCGATCTCGACGTCCTCGTCTATCTGCGTCTGGAACTTGTCGACCTCGAGGATGACCGTCCGGTGGGACTCCTCGCGAAGCCCGTTGAGCATCTGCCGGAGGTCGCGCTTGGACTCCTCAGTTAGCTCGCCGCCTTTGACCTTGATGGCGAACCGCGGGATCGTGTCGTTGTCGAAGAAATCGGCGTTGTAGTCCTTCGCTGCCTCGTCCGCCGATATCGTGCGGATAGCGCTGACCCAGTCGGGGACGCCGTAGTCGTCCGAGAGCGGGTTCGGGTTCGTAACGAAGATGAGTTCGTTCGCCGGCGCGTGATCGAGGTTCTCGGCGCTGTCCTCGGCGACGTCACCCGTCTCGCGGTCGACGAACACGGGCGTGTCGCGGTATCGGTCGCCCGCCTCGCCGAAGTAGCGCCGCCGACCGTCGCGTTTCTGGACGTAGCCCCGGCTCGCGAGTTCAGCGTCGTCGGAGTCGATGAAGCGTCCCTCTTCGGGATGCCGCGGCTGGTCGAATCGGCTCTGGGGCTTTCGAACGCGGACCGTGTTCGCCGGCACATGCGCGAGGCCGACCGGCTCGCCCTCGAGGTTCGTCAAGATCTCGAGGCAGCACCAGCCGATCAGGTGGTAGTCCTGGCGTGCGAGTTCGAGGACCTCTTCGGGAGTGGCGGGCTCGGCTGTCTGCCGGGCCTTGGTCTGCCACGTCGAGTCGATCCCGCGCCAGAACTCGCGGATGGTCTTACGCTCTTCGTCGCTGGCTTCGTCCTGGTCGATGTCCGCGTGGGGGACGATCGAGAAGCCGAAGCCGACCTCGTACCGAGACTTCTTGCGGATGCCGACCGCGAGGGTCTCGTTCAACTCGATGAACGAAGCCAGATAGTCGGGGTTGTACGGCGGCTTGATCCCCAGGTTGAGCGACTGAACTCGTCGGTCCGGGAGTTGCGTCGAGTTCTCGGCCTTCGAGAGTGATTGCTTGCCGCCGACGCCTTCGACGTTGACCGATACCTTCGTGTCGTCCGCGGTGTTCTCGCTCATAGATAGCTCACTCCTGAATCATCAGAATCCTGATCATCATCCAGTGCTCCGCTGTCCTCAAGCCGCCGTATCCCCTGCTCAGCCATGTACCACGACGCGATCAGGTCCGGCGTGTGGCCCTTGAGCTTGCCGTCGGAGAGTTCGAGTGACAACATCGCCTGGACGAAATCCTCAGTGCCGTCGTGGCCACGGTAGAGTTGGAGCCCGCCGTTCTCGACGAGCGTCCGTAGGCGCGGGATGCCGTTTTCCCAGCTGTGCTTCTTGCCGGTCGTCGGAATCCCGACAATCTTCGACATCATCGATGAGGAGAACGAGATTGCGTGTTCGCGGATGTACTGCTGGACACCGTTGTCCTCGATAACTATCACCGCAGGGTCGTACCGGTCGTCCAGGTCGAGCATCGTCGCCTTGACGTCCGACGGCTGCATCCCCTTCTCGGCGATCGCGTCGAGGAGCGTCCGCCGGCCGTCGCGGCCGACACGCCACGCAGTGAACGCTGCGTTGTCTCCAGTCGGTGAGGTAGCCGGGTCGTGGGCCACGATCGTCGCCTCGCCAGCGCCGGGCGAGAGTTGCCGCGGCGGTGACTGTCCACGGATCGAACAGCCGCCGTCCTTGGCGAGTTCGTTGACGTCGGATTCGTCGACGAGGTTGCCCGACGCTCCGCGGATAACCAGGCAGTACTCTCGCCAGAACAGGTAGTCAGCCATCTTCGACCGCTTTCCGGCGAGCCATTCCGCGCCTCGAGCCTCCGGCCACAACGCGTGCATTGTCTCGCCGGCGGCCCACGGATTCTCGACCTCAGTATAAAAACTCGGGTCGGGCCGCCGAGAACCCCAGTCGTCATCGTTTCGAAATTCCTGATCCCAGACGTCGAGAACGGCGGGGAACTCGCGGAGAGCGTAGCCCTCGTAGTCGCGGTAGTGGCTATAGATGTCGTTTGGGCGCTTCCGAGTCCCAACCATCACCGTCCGCCCGTCGTCTTTCACCATCGGCTGGGCGACGCCGTCGACCCAATTGAGGACCGTTTGCGTCGAGCCGTCCCCCTGTTCGGAAATGATGTCGTCGAGGATGAGCAAATGCGCCCGTGCCCCTTCAATCGAGCCTTTCAACCACCCAGTTTTCAGACTCGAGCCATTGGCGAACTCCTTCGTTTTCTTCGAGTCCGTCTCACGCGGTTTGTTGAGGTTCGTCAGCCACGGGTTTCGATCGATGAACTTGTTCAACTCGGCGTCTGCCTTCTCAAAAGCCTGCTCCTGCGTGTTCATCGACCAGATGACGCGGTAGCCATCCAGATACTCGAGGCAGGCTATCGCGAACGCGGTGATGATCGTCGTCTTGAGCCCGTCGCGGTGACAGAGGAGGATTAGGTCACCGTCGGCGTCGGCCTCGCCAGCGAGGTGGCGCAGCCACTCGCCGTGATGGTCCCCGAGTGGGCTCCACCCGTCGTACTCGTCACTGATGTATCCGTAGGTGAGTTCGTCGACGAACTCCTGCCACGGACACCCATCGAACGGGTTCAGCGCCTCTCGTCGTGCCGCCGGACTCGAGACGGCGTCGGCGAACTCGTCAGCCGTGCTCATAGATCAGTCCTCGTCGCTGGACTCGCGTCGGTAGCGAAGGAACTCGCGGACGTCGTCGGTGTCGACGTCTGGGAACGAGTGCTCAGTCGTCTGGTCGACATCGGCCTCGACCTCGTGGCGCTCCGTTTTCACGTAATCGTAGCTGCGCTCGAGGATGAACTCGGGCCTGTCCTCGGCGACCCGCTCGACGAGCTGCTGCTCGCCACGCGACCGGGCCTTCTCGAGTTCAGCATGGAACTCGTCGTTGTCGTTGCGCCACTCGCGAAGCGTCGAGACACCGACACCGGCGACGCGAGCGATGCCCTCGTACGTCAACCCGCGCTCGGCGGCTTCGATGCAGGCTTCCCAGTTGTCCTCGAGTTCGGACGGTCGCCCCTCCTGTGGACGGCGACGCTCCTCCTCGATCTCAGTGTGGTGGTGGCACCGGCCGTCCGACCTGGTGCCGGGGTTCTTGCACGTTCCGTCGTCGTTCGTGTCCGCTCCACACAGTTCGTCGTCAGTCATGGTCAGTCCCCTCGGTTGTCCCGCGCCTCGAGATAGCCCTGCACGAGCGCCGCGTAGTCGATGGCCTCCGACCCGATCGCGGCCAGCGCCGGGACACAGATAGCCGCGACCAGCGTCGGATCAGCACCAAGGTAAAGAGCGTACAGCGCGATAGCGGACATGGCGACGATGACTAAGATGCTGCGGATGATCTTGAGAGTCTTCAGCATCCTCAAATCACCGTCGCCGTCTTTTGCGACGTCGCGGTACTCGTCGACGAGAGCGTCCACGTGATACCACGTCCTCGGGCGGGGGGTCTGGCGGGGAGTGTGCGTACTCATGATGCATCGTGCCCTCCGTTCCTGGACCGGCTCATCGCGAAATCAGCGCTCCCAGACACAGCCCCAGTGCAAGCCCTCCGATGAGATAGTGAGGCTCGGATCGAAGGTCCTCCACGATCCCGTCGTCCGACGGCGCGAGTTCACGATTGACTCCGAACGCGATTGCCAGCAGCGCCGAGACATATCTGAACTCGCCGGTCGTCGCCGCAACCATCGCGACTCCGATCCCGATGCCGGCCGCATGTGATTCCGCGTGCCAGCTAAATGCGCCGTCACGCTCGTAGCTATCCTCCGATGGTGCGCCGGCTTGCCGAATCAGTCGGACCAGCCGGCTCAGTACTGTTGGGTCGTCAGTCATAGTTACTCGTCGAGGTCGCAATCGCAAGGCCGCTCATCAGCGGGTTGGTAGAGACGTCCACACGCGCGGCACTGCTCGAGTTCAGCGTTCGGTTCGTGGGGCTTCATCTATCATCTATCAGACGTTTAAACGTCATCGGCCGGCTGTCGCCGACGCCGAACGCCCAGCCGAGGGGCTTGCGCTCGGAGACATCCGGCGACCCCAACCGCTCGATGAACTCCGATCCGGGTTTCGGAGACGGTGCCGAGACGACCGGGTAGCGGTTGAGCACCCAATCGAGCGACGGCGTGTGATAGTGGCCGCGCATCGCGATGTCGAAACGGTGGGCCTCGCGCCAGCCGCGCCAGTCGCGACTCGAGGCCGCCGTCTTGTCGACGTGTGTCTGCCCGTCCTGTCCGTGGCGGCAGTGCACGCGCCACCCGCGGACCTCGGTGTTCAGGTGGTGGGTCGCCTCCGCAACCTCCATCGAAACGTTATCGACGGCATCGCGTCGAAGGGCGTCATCCAGCCAGCGATAGGCGATCAGGTCGCAGTTCGCTTGCCGCGAGACACCCGACGCGCGCACCTGGCCGTGGTTGCCCAGGACGCAGTGGATGTGCAGCGTCTCGAACGCGTCGGCGAGCGTGACGGCCAGCTCGTACAGCGCCTCGACCGACTCGGTCACCTGGTCGGCCAAGAACGCCTCGAGGTCATGGACCTGCCCCTCGTAGATCCCCTCGCCAGTGACCATGTCACCCAACAGGAACAGGTGGGCGTCGTCGAAGCGCGTGTACTGCTCCTCGAGGCCGCGGATCTGAAGGCACTTCTCCGTGAACGTCTCGACACACGCGCGGGCCGTCTCGACATCGTAGACCACGTTGCCACGATCGTCCTCGACAAGGTCGCCGAAGTGCAGATCCGAGAGCACGGCGACGAACGACTCGACTCCCGGGTCCTCGTGCGCCGGCGTCTGCAGCGGGTCGGTCCGACGCAGTCGGCGGAGCAGTACCGATTCCTCCGCCTCGATCAACTCGTTCGCCTCGCGGGTCTTCGTGCCCTTGTGCTTCGTCGAAACCCGGCGAAGCTTCGGTGCACGCTCGTCTGCGAGGAACCACTGATTCGCCTCACGGTCGTACTCGAGGCCGATGTCCTTGTCACGGATCGCGTTGCGGATCGATTCGACCGACGTCGTCTCGATCCCAAGGCGGTCCGCGAGGGCCGGCGTCGAGGACGGGAGATGGGCGATGAACTCTTTCTGCCGCGCCGTCAACTCTGGTGTCTCTGCCATCTGTCAGTCTCGGAAATCGTCAGGATTCGTCAGCGCCATATCCATCGCAATCAGTGCATCCACCCATCCCGCCGCATACTCAGCGCTCGCCTCCTCCAGGCGGGGGTCCTGAAAGAGTGTCTGACGAACGCCCTCCACATCGCCCGCTGTGATATCCTCCACGAGTTCAGACTCCTGAAGGCAGTCCGAGTGCGCTGGCTCACCAGCGACCGTCCGAACCGGATCCTGATCGACAATCGGGGTCTGGCAGACGTGACATACCAGGTCAGTCATGCTCGCACCTGGTCGCGATCGTCATTGCCAGCTGCGGCAGCCGCCACGATTCCAGCGTCGAGTGCCGACGCCAGTGCCCGGTCGACGTTGCCGTGGTCACGATAGTGACTGAGTGCGTACATCACCGTCTCCTTCCGGCGGACCGTGACGTCCTTCTCGGCGAGCGTCGCCAGCGCCGCCTTGACCAGCGTCTTGAACTCGTCCTCGGCCACGGCCGTCGGATCCCAGAGGCGCTCGAACGCCCCCTCGACGCCGCACTCGCAGAAGACGCCCTTCTGCTCCGAGACGCAGTCGGCCGGCCCGTAGCCAACCGACGTCCGAGTCTCGTCCCGCGAGAGGTGCGAGTCGAGTTCAGTGACGAGTCCGCCGCGGACCGGATCGATGCGTTCGACTCGGTTCTTTCTGAGGCAATTGCTGCAGACGTCGCTCGCGTCGAGCAGATGTTGGGCATAAGGACCGTCCATTTTCAATCCCTCCGAGGAACGACGGGGACACCTTCCCATCTTGAGTGGCACTGTTGACACAAACTGATGAGATTCCCCAACCGATTCGCCTCTTCGTGATTTTCGACACCGTACTTCCGAAACGGTCGGATGTGGTGAATGTGTAGTTGTTCACCTCTTTCTTGTTTGTGCTGCGTCTGGGTCATCCCACAAACTTGACACTCATAATCGTCGCGCTCCAACGCCTTCTTGCGCTGCCTCTGGTACGATGGGCCGTAGTCGTCCGTGTGGCCACCTTTGTAGTTGCCGTTATCTTCACCCACGTTCCCGAAACCACGCCGTGGGATGTCGTGTTTGATTAAATATTGGTGGACGGTCCAAGCACAGACGTCGAGTTCATCAGCGAGTTCGTGTGTTGACTTCTCCTTGGTGAGATATTCTTCTCTTAACTTCTCACCGTCTTTCAATGTGTCACAGACAGCATCTGTCCCGCCCGGACCCCTCGTTGGTATCCCGTGCCGCTTGAGCCATTTGCTGACCGTCGAGACACCACAGTCGAGACGGTTCGAAATCTCCTTCGTAGAGAGTTGCTCGTCGATATACAGCCGGCGGAGTAATCCCTCGTTCCGCCAGGGGGGGTCGATCTTGGTGGTGCTGTAAACTGATGTCATCTATAGCTATCCGTCCCCGACTTTCCGGGCGGTCATATCGACCCTGAGGCGGCGGCATCATCGGGCCGGAGCCCTCCGCGCTGACCTCGAGGCCGGCGGTCGCCCGCTATACCCCACGCTGGCGTGGGGTTGTGTTATCCCATTCTACTATCGCAGATGGCATAAACGTTTCCCTTGGAACCCACGGTTAACAAGGGCACCGTGGCCAGGTGAACTCGTGACGAACTGCATGGCCGCTCCGCCGAGCTCGGAGTGCGTGGCCGCGGCTGGAATCTCGCGGGCGTGAGTGACGCCGAGAAGTTATCGGCTTGTCCAACCCTCTCCCACTCTACGCGCGCGGGCGCGAGGAAGGGGGGAGGGGGTCCAAAATCGACCCCCCCCCCTCCAGAATGGGCTGGAAGGGTTGGACGGGTTGGACAAAC